GCACTTACTACATCAACTCCTGTGTAAGCAATGTGTAATCTGTTTTGTTCTGACCAAATAACTTGGTCTGAAGCCATTGGCATTTCAGCCCCTACCATACGTAAGAAACCAGATAAAGTTCTGTTTCCATAACGCTCTACTTCTTGTTCGTAGATTTCTGGTAAATATTGTTGTGCAAAAGATACGAAATCCGCGTTAGTAGGATCCGTAAAGTTTAGATAGTTAGTATCTAAAGCTTGTTGTTTCTGAGACGGTTTAATCGTCCCAAAGTTAGGCGTTACATCTGCCATAGTTTTTTAATTTTAATTGTTAAATTTACTTTTTATTTTTAGTTTTGTAGAATCAACACCATTAATAGATTTAACTTTAAAACCATTTACAAATATTTCTCCACTAGCAGTTTGCCTAGGAGTAGTATTTATGTTATTAGATTTTGCAGTTATTTCTTTAATAGCATCTGCTTTACCTTGTTCGTAAAAATGATTAGCCAAGGTATCTACGTTTTCTGCAGCATACATTGCTTTGTGATAACCTTTCAAATCTGTAACTTCCCCACTATCGTTCAAGAACCTCTTGATTAGGTTAGTAATGTTTGATTGCTTATCTGCTACAACATCTGTATTTTGAATGCCATATCTAAAATTCTTTTCTCCTAACTTAAAATCAAAACCTTTGAAATCTTGAGAGAAAAAACTTTTTGTGTCATTTTTAAATTTAGAATGTTGAGTGTCTACAATTTCCTGCTCTTGTTGGTATCTGTTGAAAAAGTCAAGTGCTTTTTGTTGATCTTTATTTACACTTGGTCGTAACTTAACTTCCTCGTAATATTTAGATTTAAGATCTTCTAAAAACTCTTTAGCTTTTGCAACTTCTTCCTTAAATGCGAGTTTCTTTTTACGGATGTCTCGCTCATCGTCTTCGTCCTCATCATAAGCAAATCGATCGTCCATTAAGAAATCAATCTCTTCCGCATCAAGATGTGGTCTAGTCTTTTTATAATATTCTTTTAATAATGCTTCACTATTAATATTGGTATAGTCAGAGTTTAATCTAATATAATCTTCGATAGTCCCCCCTGTCTCTTCCATAAAAGAAACTAACTTCTCAATATTTTCTGGCAATTGTTTACCAGTTGATTCTAATTCATTAAAAGCCTCTACAGCTTCAGCTTCAAGTTCTTTAGATGATGCGTTAACCTCTTCATCTGATACTTCTTGAATTACTGTAATAGTTGTTACTTCTTCTTTGCTTTCAACTTGGATGGTAGGGACTTCTTGTTTGGCGTCTCCTTGCTCCATTTCTTGCAATCCCATTGTGGGCTGTTCTGACTGTAACACGCTTTCATTTGTGCTTTGCTCTTGAATGGCATTTGTATCTTCTGGTTTAATTGTTTGTAAATCAACTTTTGCAACTGTGGCCGGTTTATTTAATTTCTTTGGCGTTGCTCTTGGTTTAGGTTTTTGTAATTTAAAACTTCCTTCTTGTTTTACGTTTTCTGACATAATATAATAATATAAAATTGGTTAATATTTTTTTTACATAAGAGCTAAATCAAACTCACCCATGCCTTGATCTTCAAAGTTCTTTGGTAAAGTATTATTTTTTCTTTGCTCTATAAGTTCTGATTGTTGACTGGCTTGTATTTTTGTTCTTTGATCTTTACGATCTTCGGCTTGTCTTAATTTTTCGTTAGCGACTTGTATTTGTAATTGCCCTAATTCTAAATCATATTGGAATTGTTCCGCTAACAATAGTTTTTTATTCTGTAATTCTTGTTGCATTCTTTGTATCTCAAGATTTGCTTTAGCTTGTAATACTTGAATCTCTGTTTGTGCTAATGCTTCTCTTTTTTGTACTTCAGCCATTGCTGCTGCTTCAGAAGCTTGTGCTTGTGCTTCTCCTTGAGCTCTAATATTACCTTGTTGAACAGCTTGATCTCTTTCTTGCTTCTTTTTCCTTTTATATTTAAGTGCTTGATTAGCTAGATCTATATTATTAATTCTATTCAAATCAATAACATCTTCTAAATCAATACCCCCAGATTGTAAAGCTATTTGTACGTTTCTTTCGAATGCAGCTTTATCTTCTTCTTCTGGTTCTAATTCAAGGAATATACCAAAGTCATGTAAGTTAAGATTTTCAATCTCCTTTAGCGTTTCAACATTGAATAAAGAAATACTTTCTATCAATGATTGTTTAGTTAATGGGAAATTTAATGAATCATTAATTCTAAGTGATATATTTTCACAAACTCTTAATGTTAAATATAAACTTGCATCTTTTATGTGTCTGGTAGCAGTATTAGAATTTGCCGCAGCCATTTTTTGTAAACCAACTAAAGCGTCTCTATCTGGAGTGCTTCCATCTCTTGCTTCATTTAATCCGGTTACATCCCTTATCATTTGTAAATAATATTGGTATGTTCCTATTAATGCTTGTATCTTAGAATTACCATTAGATGTTTGTAATTCTTGAATAGGCACTTTACCTGGATTTTGTCCGCCATCTTGAGACATTGATCTACCAACAATCGATCCAGTTTGGAAATACATATTAAGTGCTTCCGCTGGATTATAGTTTGTACCATTGCCAAGATCTACTTCCGCTAAACCATCAACATCAACAAATACTCCATCAGGAACCATTCTTGATAATACCTGTTGTAGTTTTAAATGTGTTAATTGGATCATATCAGCAAATGTAGTAGTTCTACTTACTAATGACTCAATTCTTCCTTTATATATTCTTGGCGCACAAATGGTATAATTCATTTGTACTCTTGTAGTATCAGCGTATGGGCGAGTCATATTCTCAGCTAACTTCCATTCTAGCATTTTTTCATAGCCTAAAATCTTAGCTCCTGAATATAATACCTCTATACTTCTAGATACTCTTTTGAAATTATCATTTTCAGGTGGATCAAAACTATCGTCTTTTTGGATAGCTTTTTCCATCCCCTGTTCTGTTTGTTTTATTTTAAATACTTGATTTGAATATGTTTTGTATTCAAAGTACAATACCTGTACGGTAGTATTATCATTACTTTGTCCTGGGTAATTACGTATGTAATTCATATCTCCAGGATATTTTTCAATCTCTTTTAAATCTTCCTCAGATAAATGTGGGAATTGTTTTTTTAATTCTTCTAAACTAATAGACTTTACTTCTCCGACATAATATACATCTTCAAAGTTTGGATCTTCAGTATAAGAATAAACAAGACTAGCCGGATCAACATAATCAATAACAATACCATTAGAAGCATTCCATGAAGTTTTCCCACATGCAATACCAATAACCGTTAAATCATAATTTAATCTTTTTGCTATTAAATCATATTTATTAGTAGCTAATACTTGGTTGATTACTTCTTCTTCTGCTATTTCTATTGAAGGTTTGTAATCTAATTGTAATCTCATTTCTAATTCTTCTTTACTTTCTGGAAGATTAGAAGGATCTGCGCTATTATATAAGTTTGCACCTAATTTGCTTTGGATCTCATCTAAAAGATCTTTAGCCATCATATCTCTAATTATACCAGCGGCATAATCAGTTTTAGCTTTTGTAGATGCTGGATCTTGAGCATAAGCTTTTATACTATAACTTTTATTAGATATACCATTAACAACTATATCTACAAATTTTGGTAATATAGGAATAGGTTTCCAATCTAAGTTAAGGTAAGATAAATCACCATTGATTGATAATTCATCTTTATATTTTTGTATAGGCTGTTCACCTCTGGCATAGAGTCTTAGTCTATGAAAGTTCTGCCAATTAGAACCAAATCTATCATTGCCAGCTCCTCCAATTCTATCTCCTCTAAACCATTCGTTTTCAATAGCTCTACCAACTAAAGCTCCGTATTCGAGTGATTCCTTTGTACTATCAGGTACTACCTGGCTTGGAAAAGAACTGTTACTATTAGTATAAATCATTTATTATATTATTTTTGAAGTATTGCCATTATTGTCGTATCTCTTGAAATTCAAAGGCACTGCGGTTTTCTGCACCTCATAAACAGGAGTATACATGTGTTTGTTGCATGCCATTATTGCTAATCCCGAACTAATAGAAGCATCATGCTTTGTTCTATTGCTAATATCAAACCTTGCCCAATCATTTAATGTGCGCTGAAAATACATTGATCCAAAGTTATCTCCTTGAATACCAACATGATTCTCAACATAAGTTTCTATTGCAGCAGCATGTGCTTGTATAATATCTTGACCTGAATTTGGTATACCCCCTATTTCTTTTTCTGTAGGTGATAGTTTGCTCCAAACTTTATCTGGACGATTTATTGAAAATCCTCTATAACCTCTTCTTTTAAAATAATATAGTAACCTAGCTTTATTATTCTCAGCAAGTATTGGCATACCGTAAAATACGCAAGCCATTAAAACTTCCTCAAAAAATATCTCAGCTGTTTGTGGTCTAGCTATATACTCAAGAAAAAAGTGGTTAACAGGGATGTTTTCCATTGAGAACTTTGTAAGCCCGTGTAAGGCTCCATTAGATCCTCTTGAATCTACTGTTCCTGAAATGTCATAACTATCACAACCAAAAGCACCACAGTGCTCATTGCCAGGATATTTCATTCCATCTTTTATTATCACGCGGTTTTGCAAGTATTTATCGGGAACCCAACTAATAAGAAATCTACCGTCTTGGTTTGGATAAAACATTACTTTAGAATCTTGTATACCATTCTCCCATTGAAAACTTCCACGTGTTAGTACACTAGAGTGT